TTTATAAATTACAGACTAGATTGCCTGATTTTTTTGGAGCCTTTATATAATATACTCCACTAAATAAACTATTAGGGTGTATGTGTGGAGCGTTAGACCCACCTGGTGGATTTATATTAGCCCACATATTACCTAACACAGGTTCTTTATCTAACCATTCTTCTTTCCATATATCCTGCATCATTATAAATAATTCATCTACCAAAGGTTTAAATACAGGCATAGTATGCATCTCTGTTGTAGAGTGCCAACCATTACGGTTTGTTTTTTTAACACCAGGATCCCGTTTAGACCACTCAATAATCTCATTTGCAAAAAGTTGATTATCTAATTTTACATCTTTGCCATATATAGTGGTGGGAAAAAATTGTTCTTTAATCATCTAAATGGTTTACCTCCAAACCAACAAACTAAAGATTGTCTAACTCCACGTTTTACAGGATTAACTCTGTGATTTATAAATGACGCAAACATAATAGCATGACCTTGTTTTAATTCTGCAAACTTACCTGGTGCCATTAGTTCTAAATCTCCGCCTTCAAACTCTGATGGATCGTTTAATAATAAAGTCATTGATATTTTTCTAACCGGTGGTTCATGCTGCATGTGCACATCACAATCCATATGCCAATCATAAAACCCTCCCTCAGGGTATTCTGTAAATTGAGCATTCTCTGTGACTTGTATATCCCCAAATCCAAAATGATTCTCGTTTGCTTTTTGTATAAAATTATTAAGATCACGATACATGTGACCCATCTCTTTAAATGGAATCCACGATATTGTTGTGACTCTTTTCTTTGTATCTGTGCCGCCTCCAGGTCTACCCATACCTACCTGTGCAGTTTGTGGTTTTTGTCTTCTACCACATTCAATAATCTGTCTACATTGATCTGGTGTAAACAATGGTGTTGTTGTTTGCACAATCCAACTCTTCCATTTAGGTTCTGTAATCTGTCTATTTTCGTACATTAACTTACTCCTCTATTTTTAATTGGGTTATAATCTACATCCATATTTGCAGCTAACGTTCTTCTCATACCTGGTCCATTAAATGGATAAACTGTGTGTCTCATATCATATGGAAATATAAAAAAATCTCTTTCTTTTATATTTGGTTGATAATCAACATTTGAAAATTGACCACTAGATGACCCTAAAATTTGTAGTCTACCATTTTGTGGTGCATCTGGTGATGAGTATTCTACACCAAAACTAGGTGGTAGTTTTAAAATCATAACACTAGATAAACCTGTGAATAATGATCCCTGATGCACGTGCACTGGATTGTATTCATGTTCAAACATTTGATTTACCCATACCGAATTAAAATGCATTTTATAATCTACTACTTTATTCCATTGTAAATAATGTGTAAATTTTTCATGAAACCACTGTAGGACATTTTGTGGTAAAAGATTGTGTTTAGTCATTTTATCATTTGGTGGGCCATCAAAAAATAAACTATGTTCTTTTTCTATCTTACCTACTAATTGCTTATTAGCAGGTTTTAATTCTGGATATTTTGTTTCATAGATATGATTAATAATATTATATACATCAAGAGGCACCTGATATCTTAATATTGATTGTCCTAAAAAAACAAATTTAAAATCTGATGTGTTCATATTTTTGTCTTATTCTTTCTGGTATTTTATCAATATAAGAATTGTTTACCTTTCTAACAACTGTTCTAATTGTGTGCATGTTCTTTCCTACAATAGTATCGTCATACTTCATACCATTAACCTCGACTTGTTGCAAGTCTTCAAACCTGTGTTTATAATATGGCAACTTCATAAACTTATATATTTTTGTTATCTCTTCTTCAGGTCTTGCAACTAGATCATCATACTTAACAAAATGACATATGTCTGGATAATTAAATGCATTTTTGATTGCCTCTAGATCTTTTGCAACAGCACCATCTTTATTCATAATCATACCTAATTTTTCTTCATCAGTCTGTAAATTAAATCTATTAGGAAATGCATCGGGATTTTCTGTGTACCATTTCATATAACTCGCTAACACATCTATTAAATCTCTAAGTAACACTACACATTTAAATGGTCGTTTAAAATGTTTTTGCATTAATGCAAAATTATCTGGTGTCATTACAGGTCCACGATCAATAATTATTTGTTGTGGCCAGTCTTTGTAATAAGTGTCATATACAATATCTAATACGTTATCTAAAGATTTATGGTCTGGATAATTTTGAAACACATCTGTATTTTTTAATAAAAATAAATCTTTCATTATTTCTAACGTAATAGAATTAGGCGTGCATGCTATATCTGGGTTTTGATTTATAATACTTGTAAATAAAGTATTGCCAGATCTAGGTTGCGCTACTAAAAAAAATATTTGTTTATTTTTCTTTGGCTCCGAGGTCATGAGACAATTGTTCTTTCTTGTTGTAAATCATTTCTCCTGATTTTTTAACTCTTTCTATTGTTTTTAATTGACCTAACACATTAAACACTTCAGGTTGAGAAGAACCAGAAGTTAATGTCTCTGCCTTATTTTTCATAATGTGATGATAAGATTCTAACTGGTGTCTGTTAACATCTTGTGTATCAAATGTACCATCATCAAACTCTTTTTTTAACGTAGACCAAAGTTTAATTTCTCTCATTCTATCTTTTGCAACTAATTGCATATTAGCTAAACCGTATCTTGCTTCATCAAGATCTATTTTATATTTTTCTAATTTATATTCGTCTTGTTCTGTCTCAATCTTTTTTTCTAACCATTTTACTTTAGCCTCTGATCTTCTGCAATCAAAAGATAGACTCATAAGATTTTCTAAGAATACGTTTTGTTCTCTAACACACTGCCAATATTTTGCAGCCTTTGTTGGATATTTCATATCTTGTAAAACAGACATTCTCATTTCTGTTTCTGTTCTGAATACTTGTTTCTTGGTCCATGTGTCTCGAAGCTCGGCTGTCATTTCTTTAAACGCCTTCACATCATTTGGGTCCAATAAATTATTTAGGCTAGGTGCTTCTTTTTCAATTAACGCATGTATATTTCTTTTTTCTGTCATAATAATCCTTTCGTAAATTAATATATACTTTATTAACTAGTTGTCAATGTTTTGGTTTCTACAACACCTGCAGAAAATTCCTCTGTTGTTGCGCCGTTAGGGTTTCCTCCCATTGCAATAGCAGAATCTGTTCCACCTCCACCATTGTGAACTCTTCTAATACTTGTTGTTTGATTACCTTGTTCAGACCAAGCTGTTCCATCCCAGGCCATTGTTTTTACATAACTTGGTGCAGATCCACCAAACACCAAAGCGTTTGTTGAAATTCCAGAACTACCTGATGCATGAATTCCAAGAGGTAATACTGATACATTTGTCCAAGAAGAACCATCGTATTCTTCAACTTTGTCCGAATCAGCTGGGCTTGAAGGAGGGTTATAACCACCCGCATTTAAACACGCTGTTTGCGCTGCTGCTGCGCCTATTGTTGCAGCTTGTCTTGTCCCTGTATTTAAAGAAGCTCCTGATGTCCAACTAGAACCATTGTATCTAAGAGTTGCTCCTGTGTCTCCACCAGGATAATTTCCTGATGTATAAAAAGCTGCTGTTTGAGGTCCACTTCCAGATTGAAACTGAACTGCGCTAGGCATAGCACCTCCACTTGACCAAGAGGAACCGTTATAATGCTCTACTCTACTTTGACGACCACTACCTGGTATATAACCACCTGCTCCCATTCCTGCTGTTTGAGTTCCTGCTCCTGCTATTCTATAACTAGCGACAGATATAGAGCCACTTGATGTCCAAGAAGTTCCATCATAGTTTTCTGTCGTTCCATTGTAACCAGTAGGTGGTCCTTGCATTCCTGCTAAAGTAGCTGCGTTTTGAGATTGACCAATACCTGTTCCGTATCTACCAGATCCTAAAGTACCGCCATTAGACCATGTTCCAGTTCCTAGGACATAACCTTTAAGCTGTCCTAAAGTTGAGTTATACCATACCTCCCCATCTTTTGGATTAGATGGATTTGTTGATACAACATTTACTCTTGTGCCGTGTAAATTTTCGTAAGTCGACATTTAAAATCCTTATGGAATAGTTACATCAGATGGTCTAGGTCTCATCGGATCAGCTTTTTCTTCATCAGTTTGAGCATCCCAAGCTGCTTGTGCTGCTTGTACTTCAGTATCAACCAAAGCTTGTGCCTCTGACTTAGTTTTAAAAACACCGCCTTTATCAGCTATCCATAAAGCGCCTTTTGGATTATTTCCAACAACCCAGACGTCAGCAGGATAACCTCTTAGAAAAAAGTTTCTTCTGTCTTCAGCTGTGAAGAATCCTTTTCCAGTGTTAGTAAGCACTCCATATAAAAAGTTTTCCATAGTCTTCCTCCTTTTAAAGTTTGTATATCATAGTTTAACTTTGTGTCAAAGTCTTAACATTTACTGCTGTTGTTTCTCCTGAAAATTCTTCTGTTTCAGCTCTGTAAGCAGGAGATGCAGGTGCCGAATAACCAGCAACTAAAAGAGCGTCTGATGCAGTCCCTCCACCTGTGCCTCTATTTCTTGCTGTAGAATAATTAGGTGCTGTAACCCAAGAAGTTCCATCATAAATATTTGTTAAATTGTTTCCACTAGTTCCTAAACCTGCTGATGTAGTTCCAGTTGCGCCTAAACCACCAGAACTTGGTGAGATAGTCACAACATTTGCACCCTCTGACCAAGATGATCCGTTATAAAATGCTGTTTTGCTACTTCTTCCTCCAGGAGCCAATACTCCTGCAGCATAAAAAGATGCGGTTTGTGTACCACCTGATGCTGCTTGACCTTTTCCTTCTGGTAATGCACCACCTGCAGTCCAACTACTTCCATCATATTCAAAAGTAGTAGTTGTTATGTGTGAAGTATAAGGTTGTTGAGAAGATCCTCCCATAATTAATCCCGCTGTTAATGTTCCACAGTTTCCCGCAGATTTACGAGATGCTGGTAAATTAGTTTCTTCTGACCAAGCAGAGCCATTCCATTCTTCAACTTCAGATTTAGGAACATTAGGAGTGCCAGGAGTAGAAAAATAACCACCTGCTGCAACTGCTGCAGTTGCAGTTCCAAATCCTGATAAATAACTTCTTGCTGAATTCATATCACCAAGCTCTGACCATGATGTTCCATTATAAGATTCTGTTTTTCCTGTGTAAGGTGAAGATCCACCAAAAACAATTCCAGATGTTCCAGACGTAATTGCTCCTGCAGCTAAACTTCTACCTGTATTTAAAGCACCACCACTAGACCATGTTGAAGGTGTAATGACATTTATTGATGCATTCCATTCTTCCGCAATATTTGTTGTAGCTCCAAAAGGTGCAGTATAACCACCAGCAGCAATACCAGTTGAAGCTGATGGAGATACTGATGATTGAGTTGTAGCAAAACCAGATCCCATTGTAGACTTAACAGTCCAAGTAGATCCATCATATTGCTCGGTAAGAGTTGCATTATTTTGTCCTCCAAAAGCTAGAGAGGATGTTTGAATTCCAAATCCTTGAATATATCTTCTAGCAGTATTTAAATTTCCACTAGTAGTCCAAGAGGTTCCGTCGTATTCCTCTGTTGCTGCTGTTCCTGATGCAGTATTAGATATATCTCCACCAAAACCTAAAGCTGCTGTTTGAGTTCCTGAAAACCCTATTTTGCTTCTGCCATTGTTTAAATTATTACCTTCACTAAATGAACTTCCATTATATTCTTCTGAAGTATTCGTAACGGGACCACCTCCTGGAAGTGTTGTTCTACCACCAAAAGCTAAAGCTGCTGTTTCTGTTCCTGACATTCCACCCATTATTTTTCCTGTTCCTTGAGCGCCACCACTTGTCCAAGACGAACCATTATATTCATAAGTTGCTGTGCTTGCAGGGACAGCTCCTGGTCCTGGAATTGGAAACGAAGTTCCTTGTGTCCATAATGCGGCTGTCTCAGGACCTGTTCCAGCACCAGCTTGTGCGTTTCCAGGTAAAGAAGGAGATGTAGCCCACCCACTGCCATTAAATTGTTCTACTGCAGAAGTGCCTGAAGAACCACTCGCACCTGCACCAACCAAAGCGCTGTCTTTTTCTCCTGATCCCATACCACTATCATGATTATTAACCATTGATGTTGCACTCGACCATGCCTCAGACAACACTACACTTTTAAAAGTATCACTGGTTGTGTTGTACCAGATCTGACCCTCAGCAACTGATCCAGTTGGATCAGTCGTTACTGCCTGAATCGATCTTCCATGTAATTCTCTATATGTAGCCATAATTATTCTGTACTAAAGTCTTTTATATTAGCAGTTGTTGTTTCCCCTGTAAATTCTTCTGTTGCTGCTGTATAAACTTCAGGTGCTGAGTCACCACCAAAAACAACGCCCGAAGAATTAGTTCCTCCTCCAGCAAGATTACTTCTACCTAAAGCTAAAGCTGGTCTTGTAGACCAAGCTGAACCATCATAACCCTCAACTTCTGTTTTGTGTGGTGGTCCACCTGCTGCTAAAATATCAGTTGTAGAAGTGTTTGGTCCTCCTCCACCTGTATTTCTTACAGCAATTGAATTAATTAATGTCCCTCCTGCTGTCCAAGAAGAGCCATTATATGTTTCTGTTGCAGTTGAAGCTCCTGGTCCAATGTCTCCACTAAAACCAATAGCTGCAGTTTGTGTTCCTCCGCTTCCCATACCTGATCTACCTGTTCCTAGAGACCCACCAGATGTCCAACTAGATCCATCATATTCTTGAGTTATTGTTGTTCTTCCAGGAGGATAAGGTGGAACTCCACCACCAAAAATAAGTCCTGTAGTTTGTGTTCCAGCGCCTGCAACAAAACCAATAGCAACAGGATAAGCTGTTGCATTTGTCCAACTTGAACCATCATAATGTTCTGAGTTATTATTGTATTGTGTTCCTGGAGGACGAGTATCACCGCCAACAGCAACAGCTGCTGTTTGAGTTCCTAAACCACTAATGCCATATCTAGCTGTATTTAAATTATTTCCTTCTGTCCAAGAAGTACCATCATATTCTTCTGAATTAGCTGTAGGTGCGAAAGTAGAGATATATCCTCCAGCTCCTAAAGCAGCAGTCTGAGGTCCAAGTCCAAAAAGAAAAGCTCTAGCAGTGTTCATACTTCCACCACTAGACCATGCTGCAGCGGTTATTATGTTTGTTGATTGATCAAATTCTGTAGATGTGTTAAATACAGGACCTGCTCCTGGACCACCACCCATCATCATAGCTGAAGATGCGGTTCCTGCACCTCTAATATCGTTTGTTGCAACGGCTAAACTAGGTAGTGTAGACCAAGATGTACCATCATAGTTTTCAACAGTTGTTTGTGCTGGTATACCACCACCTGCTGACATTGCATTTTCTGATGGAGCTTGATTAGCAGAACCTCTACCATATTTACTAGTTGACATATTTCCACCAGCAGACATAGCGCTTCCGTTCCACTCTTCTGTTAAATTTAATCTGTTTGATCCACCAAACACAAGTCCAGCTGTACTTGTCCCTGTAGAGGATATAGAATTACCACCCGTTCCTAAAGTTGCAGGGCTTGTTGTCCAATTTGTTCCATCGTAAATTTGTATCACATCTGAATTAGGTACAGGAACGGTATAACCACCAACATATAAAGCTGCTGTTTGTGTTCCAAAAGTTGAACCATTTCTAGAATTACTTGGTATATCATTTTGTTCAGACCAAGAAGTGCCATTATACTCTTCAACATTTGCTGCATTAGCTGTCGTGTAACCACCTACACATAAAGCTGCAGTTTGTAATCCACATCCTGTAGTTTGTCTTCTTGCAGTGCCTAAAGTTCCTCCAGTAGAAAATCCAGATCCATCATATTCATCCGTAGCATTAGTGTTACCAGGATTTATATTACCACCAAAAATAGTGGCTGTGCTTTGAGTTCCTGCTGAACCCGCAGCGTCTCTAGCTACGAGAATAGGTGCAGAACTTCTCCAAGCTGAAGTAAGACCTAAACCTCTAAGAACTCCATCAGTAGAATTGTACCACATCTGACCTGTTTTAGGCTCAGGTGGGTTAGAAGTTACTACTGTAATCTTCTGCCCTACTAGATCTTTATAAGCAGCCATGTATCTCCTTAATTATTCTTTAAGAGCCAACCTTGTGTGCTGTCTACATAGACTAAAGTATTTGCTGCTCTTTCTGTTGATACTGTTAGAGGATCTGTTGATCCTGCAATTTTTTCTGTTCCGTTTTGATCTATTGTTAGAGCATTTGAATCAAATGTTCCTGCATAATCTATAAATGATACTTCATCACCAATATTGCCCGCAGGTAAATCCATTTCTATTGCTCCAGAACTTGTATCAATAAAATAACCTTCACCAGCGACTGCTGTAAATGTAGAAGTTTTAACTGCTTGCCATGAAGTACCACCTGATACTTCTGCAAACGATAGTTGTCCAACACCCGTTGTGCCTGAACCAGATACCGATTCTACTTTTAAAAATCTGTCTGCTGTTACGTTTCCAGTTGGAAATTTTAATTCGTACGATTGTCCTGCACTGTGCGCAGGTGATGTAAGTTTAATTCCGTGGCTGTTGGCCTCACAATTAAGCTGAATCGAACCCGGGTTTGTTGCACCAAGAACTTCGACTAAACCTGTTCCTTTAGGTCCAACTCTTAAATTTATATTAGAATCACCACCAGTTGCCTGAATAGATGGTGCATTACCTGTTGCAGCATTTGTTACATCTATCTGGTTTACTGCAGACGATGTAGTTTGAAATATTATCTGTTCGTTTCCGTTTTCATCTGTAATACCGTGAGCATCATCAAATGAAATATTAAAAGAATTAGTATCTAGATCTCCACCTAATTGTGGTGATGTATCATCTACAACATCTCCACCAGTTTGAATCTGTATAATGTCTGGATTAGTTCCATCGTTTGCTGCTGCGAATACTATAGCTGTGCCTTTGTTTGTTGCTGAAAAAGTAAACGTAGAACCAGATCCTGATGCATATTTAAACTGAACTGTATATGCTCCTGAAGTTGAGTTTCTTAAAATATAAAAAGTTTGAACATCTAAAGGTATTGTTACAATCTGGTTTCCAGTAATCGTACCAGTGAAATCAATCATTCTGTGACCCGCTACATCACCAGTTCCATTATCAGTAATTGTAAGAGCTGTAGTTTGTGCACCACCACCAATTGCTTGTGTAGTAAAACCACCAGATATCTGTTCGATAAGTTGTAAATTTACGTTTGTTTTATTTCCCCATGTACCGGCGTTTTCACCAGTTGCCTGAAGTTCAACACCTAAAGGTGTAAATGTTGATGCCATAATTTATCTCCTATGCAGCGTCACTATAACTTGTATTTGATCCAGTTGCAACATCCGAATATGTATCATTCGATCCAGTTGAAACATCACTATAAGATGTATTTGAACCAGTGTCAACATCTCCATATGCAAAGATATTTACTGATCCTATACTAAATGATGCGGATTGACCAGTTAATCCAACCTGAATATCAGCTAAAGATATTGATCCAACACTAGCACTAAATGATTGACCTGATATTCCTAGAGTCATATCATTAGGATCTAAGACTCCTACACTAGCTGTTGCAGATAATCCTGTAGGCTGAGCTACAGCTCCACCTAATCCTACAATCGAGCCTAAATTAAATGTAGCTGATACACCTGATAATATTGCTGCATTATTTGGTGCAACTGCTGTTCCAAGAGATGTAGACATTGAAAATCCTGTAACATCAACTTGGTTACTAGAAGAACCTGTTGCAGTTCCTTGAGCTGAAGTTATTGATAGACCAGAAAGAATAGCTGTTGCATTTGGTAATGTTACAGTTCCTTGACTTGCTGTAAATGATTGACCGCTTAAACCTACAACTTGATCAGCTACTGATACAGATCCTATTGAGAAAGAAGCTGATACACCAGACATTGAAACATTAGCATCTGCTTCAATAGATAGTGATCCTACACTAAATGATGCAGAGATACCTGATGGTTGTACAACTGCAGAACCTATCGCTGATAAAGAACCTACATTAGATGAAAATTCTACACCACTAATATCAAAGTTAGGACTTAAACCAATTGTAATTGCAAATTCACCCCAAGCACCTTGACCGTAGGTATTATTACCCCAGCCTTCTATACCCATGCTTGAAGTTATTTCTTGACCTGTAACAGAAACGGTTACATCATTAAGATCTCCCCAAGACTGTTCGTTCCAAGTCTTGGCTCCCCAACCCTCTGCGAATTTTTGATTTTCGTTCCAATTAGCCTGTCCCCAGGTAAACCTGCCCCATCCTGAAGATACCGACACGGTCGGCCTCCTATGCTAATCTAATGATTGCGCTACTTGAATCTGCTGTTGGAAACTCGATTTTAAAAGTTCCGTTACTAGCTGTCTTGTCACCACCAAATGCAATTATACAAACAGCATCAGTTGTTCCCGAACCACCATCTGTTGTTGTGTTATAAATCATTGCACCATTTGCAGTGAAAGAAGCAGATGAATAAGTTACATCTGAAAAGTCTGTAAAAGCTGTTGTACTAGTTAGTGATACACCAGAATTTGTAAGAGTTGCTCCACCTGCAGAGTATGCAGAACCGGATGTATTTGTAATTTCCTCTGATGTTGAATAGTCTGTTGTAGAAGCACCTAAATTTGCATCGCTATCAAATAAAGCAAGTTTAAAAGTGTGTCCACCTGAAGATTCAAAACTGTGTTTACCTTGTAAAAGCTCTTGTTTAAAGCTTGAACATATTGCTGATGTTATTGCCATAATTAATCTCCTGTTATGGTGTCGGTGAAGGAACTGGAATACGAACAGTGCCGTCTGTATAGTCATCCCTTTTACGTCTACCAAGTTGCTCTGCAGCAAACTTCTGTACCTCTTGTTTATACTTTTGTTCATATAATGTCAACATATCCATTGGGCCTTTTAAGAAGCCGTATGCCTCCACTAAACATGCATATAATAATCCATTTGGAAAATTAAGACTTATATAATTAGTATCATTATTTTCTAACAAATCTGGTGCTTTGTCAAAATGAACTCTAAATCTATATGTAGTATTAGGAACTGGAGCAAAAGCTATACGTCCGGATGTAGTGTCAGACTCTCCTGTAGCACCACCAAACATAGCATAGTACTTAGGTTGACCTTGAGCTGCTGATGTTCCTGTCACATCTTGATATTCTTGTAAGTATGTATAATCTTTTTTCTCTAACCATCTATTAGCTCCTGTAGTCTCTGATCCTGCCGTATCATAAACCTGTATACCTCTAATAAATACAGCTCCTGCAGGACAGTTTATAGATTCTTGTCCAGCAACTAAATTACCTAGTTGTTGTTTTCTATTTGCATCTATTGGAACTTCTCTAAATATTTTATATTGAGCATTTAAAATAATATTTTCTAAAACAGCATCCGTTAAAACATTTGAATCTGTTTCAGTATAACTTAATATTTGTGTTTTTAATCCTGATGCGCTTAATCCTGCCATTATGGTGTTAGTGTTACCGGACCAGCCGATACACTTCC